CCGCTTCCACCTAGTAATTTAATAGGCTCAAGACGAGCGAAACCAGTGTGAGTTTGGCCGACACGAGCATCTTACGGATACCATATCCGTGGATGTTTGTGTCGGCTATTTTATTTTTCACGAAAGGAGGTATTTGTCTATGACCCAAGTCAAGGATCTAAACCGAAAGCGAGTATGCGATATCAGCGATGATGGAAAGAGTGCCTACATCCGCCGTGGAGACTGCATAACCAAGATTACCGCCGACACGGACGGCAATCTTAAGGTCACCTACGAAAAGTCCATCAAAGCATCATAATCCAACAATCACTAACAACGATCCGCCAGAACGCAAGACGGCAGTGCGGGATCTGAGTTCTCTCTTATGGGAGAAGCAGGTCTCACCCTGCCGTCTTTTCTGTTTCCAGCGGATTTTGCAGCTCTGGACGGATTCATCGGATCTGAAAGGAGCTACATATGAAAATCAAATACGCATTCTTGGACGGAACAGTGACGGAGGTCGAGGTTTCTGACGAAATCGGTGCCGTCATCATCGACAGCCGTAAGGCGGAGCACGCGCAGGACGAGCGTCATCGCTACCATTGCTACTCCTACGACGCCATCGACTACGAGGGCGAAGAATACGGTGCTTGCGACGAATATGCCGTAGAGGATGATTCGGCAGAACAGACCGCTCGTATCCGAGAAGCCTTCTCGCATTTGACTGCCACCCAGCAGCGCCGGCTTCGACTGTACGCAAACGGCAAGACCCTGCGGGAAATCGCTGCCATCGAAGAGGCCAGCTTTCAGTCTGTTTCCGAGTCCATCGAGGCAGGCAGAAAAAAGTTTTTGAAAATTTTCCGCCAGACACCCTGACAAATCCCCGATTTTTCTGGGTACACCGGAAGGCAACAAAATACAAGCCCTCCGGAAAGGACGGTAACCCCGTATGAGACACAACTTGAATATCCGTGTTTCAGACAAGCCCAAAAACGGCGGTGTAGTCGCTTGCAGAACGGTCAGTATCCGTGAAAAGATCTTCACCCTGCTCTTGGGTCCCAAGCAGAAGGTCATGGTCGTGGTTCCCGGCAACTCGGTCGAGTCCATTGCCATCACCGAAGTTCCAATGGGAGGTGGCGCACATGAGTAAGGTCAAGCTCCTGCTCAATGTAGTCGAGGATCTTCGCTCCCTGGCGGACAGCGTTCAGGCTGTGGCAGATGCCATGCTGCAGAATGAGCCGACTATCGATGCAGAGCCGAAGGAACCTACACCCGCTCCCCAAAAGGAACTGACGCTGGAAGAAGTCCGAGCGGTGCTTGGCGAAAAGAGCCGAGCCGGATTCACAACCGAGATCCAGGCGCTCCTTAAGAAGTACGGCGCTCCGAAGCTCTCCGGCATCGACCCCAAGCACTACGAGGCACTGCTCAAGGATGTGGAGGTGCTGAAAGATGCCCCCTAATCGTCACGCAGTCCTCTCGGCATCCTCTTCCCATCGCTGGCTTCACTGCAATCCATCCGCAAGGTTGGAATTGGAGTTCGAGGACAGAGAAACGGAAGCCGCAGCAGAAGGCACCGCCGCTCATGCGCTGGCGGAACACAAGCTCCGCAAGGCGCTGAAGATGCGCTCCACCCGCCCGGTCAGCAAGTACGACTCCGACGAAATGGAGATGTACACAGACGGTTACCTGGAATTCGTTCTGGAAGCCATCGAGGAAGCCCGGCAGGACTGTCCTGACCCCAAGGTGCTCATTGAGCAGCGGCTTGACTTCTCCTGCTATGTGCCGGACGGCTTCGGCACCGGCGACTGCCTCATCGTGGCGGACAAGCTCCTCCACATTATTGATCTGAAATACGGTCAAGGGATTCTGGTGAATGCCGAAGAGAATCCTCAGATGATGCTGTATGCGCTCGGAGCACTCCGCATCTTCGATTGCCTCTACGACATCGAGACGGTTTCCATGACCATCTACCAGCCCCGCCGGGAGAATGTCAGCACCTGGGTCATTTCAGTCACCGACCTTCGGAAATGGGCGGAAAAGACGCTGAAGCCAAAGGCAGAGCTTGCCTTCAAGGGCGAAGGCGAATACTGCCCCGGAAGCTGGTGTCAGTTCTGCAAGGCGGCGGTCAAATGCCGCGCCAGAGCCGATGCCAAGCTCCAACTTGCCAAATACGAGTTTGCCCAGCCGCCCCTGCTTTCCGATGCGGAGATCGGCGACATTCTCGGCAAGCTGGAGGACCTCACCAAATGGGCGAATGAACTCATGGCCTACGCCCAGGACGCAGCGGTCAACCACGGAAAACAGTGGCCCGGCTACAAGCTGGTGGAAAGCCGCACCAACCGCAAATACACCGACGAGGATGCCGTTGTCGCCGCTGCCCGTGCAGCCGGTTATACCGACATCTTCAAGAAATCGCTCATCACCATCACCGAGATGGAGAAGCTCATGGGCAAAAAGACCTTTGCCGAGGTGCTCGGCGGTCTGGTTATCAAGCCCAAAGGAAAGCCGACGCTCGTTCCCGCATCCGACAGGCGCCCGGCTATCACGTCCACGGGTGCAAAACAAGACTTTACCGACTATAAAGGAGAACTGTAATTATGGCTAACAAGATGAATTCGACCAAAGTTGTGACCGGCGTTGTCCGCCTGTCCTACGCAAACGTGTGGGAGCCTGCCTCCATCAATGGCAGCAACCCCAAGTATTCCGTGTCCCTCATTATTCCGAAATCCGATAAGCAGACCCTCGACGCCATCAACGCCGCCGTGGACGCTGCCATCAAGGAGGGCGTCGCCAAGTTCGGCGGGAAGATCCCCAACAAGGCGGCTCTGAAGCTCCCGCTCCGTGACGGCGATACCGAGCGTGACGATGAAGCCTACAAGAACAGCTTCTTCGTAAACGCCAACAGCACCACCGCGCCCCAGATCGTGGACCGCAGCGTCCAGCCGATCCTTGACCGCTCCGAGGTGTATTCCGGCTGCTACGCCAGAGTGTCCGTCAACTTCTACGCCTTCAACTCCAACGGCAACCGCGGCATCGCCTGTGGTCTTGGCAACATCCAAAAGGTTCGTGACGGTGAGCCTCTCGGCGGCAAGTCCTCTGCGGCTGACGATTTCGCCACCGACCTGGACGACGACTTCCTGTCCTGAGAAAGGAGTGCAACACAATGGAACTGATTCAGAACATCCTGGTAACCGCCCTCCTTGGAATCTGGGCCTGCCTCAGCATCGGCTTCTTCGTTTGGTTGGTGCAGGGCATCAGCAATGACCACAAGCGTGAAAAGCGTGAGAAGGAACAGGCTTCCCGTGACCTGGAATACCACGAGAAGCGCATGAAGGAATTCAAGTAACCCCAGACGGCTCTGTGGGTGGCAGAAATTGACCTCTGCCACCCATATTCCGTAGGAAGGAATGCGTATGAAAACACTTAGCATCGATATTGAGACATTCTCCTCCGAGAACCTCACCAAATGCGGCGTGTACCGCTATGCCGAAACCCCGGACTTTGAGGTGCTGCTCTTCGGCTATTCGGCGGACGGCGCACCGGTGCAGGTCGTGGATCTGACTGCCGGAGAAACGCTTCCTGCCGATGTCCGCTCTGCGCTGACCGACCCTGCCGTGACCAAATGGGCATTCAATGCACAATTCGAGCGTGTGTGTCTGTCCCGCTATCTTGGATACCCAACCGGACAATATCTCGACCCGTCCTCCTGGCACTGCACGATGGTCTGGGCGGCAACGCTGGGTCTGCCGCTTTCGCTGGAAGGCGTCGGTGCCGTGCTGGGTCTGGAAAAGCAGAAGCTCAAAGAAGGCAAAGACCTCATCCGGTATTTCTGCACCCCGGCAAAAGCAAGGGACGGTTCGCTTATTCGACATTATCCGACAGATGCTCCGGAGAAATGGTCGCTGTTCAAAGCCTACAACCTCCGGGATGTGGAAACGGAAATGTCCATTCAGCAGAAGCTCTCCAAGTTCCCGGTCACGGAATCCGAGTGGCGCAACTACACCCTCGACCGGCAGATCAACGACCGGGGCATCATGCTTGACCGCACCCTTGTCACCCAGGCGATTCGCTGCGATGAACGCTTCAAGCGGACGCACATGGAGCAGGCCCGCTCGGTGACCGGCTTGGATAACCCCAACAGTCCGGTGCAGCTCAAGGCGTGGCTTGC